AAATTAGGAAATGTAAGACGATATGAAACAACTTTAAAAAGATCCAGTCCTTCTGTTGAAGCAGAAATAGCTGCACCTAAAAAAAGTAAATTAAATTTTCATCATGCCGCTTTTAAAAATACTATGACGGATTTAAAAAATTCAATGTATATTGATGGAAGTACTAATAGACGAATGGCAAAAGTTTTTGAAGATCCATTATTAAAAGAAATGGAAAAATTTTCTAAAGTATTTGACAGTGATGCAAGTCAAGAAAAAAAGACTAAAGCCGCAGTTGATTATTTAAAAAATGACAGAGCTTTAAGACAAAAGTATCCAGAATATAAAAACTATAAAACAAGATTATCTTTTAAAAGAACGGCCTTTGAACCCGGATTCATGGTTAAAGAAAAACTACCCAATCCATCTTTAGCCATTTCTCAAGAACCTGGAATGACTTTTAAAGGAGAAACTCCTTCAACAAGTAAAGGAAAAGAAATTATTAAAAAAGCAAAAGAAAAATTAAAAACATATGGTAAGTTTGCAAAACCTATAGCAAGACTAGCTGCTCCGGTAGTTCCATTTGTTGGACCGGCAATGGTTGGATTAGGTATGAGCGATGTCGCTAAAGCTGCAGAAATGGGTTATAGTCGACCAGAAGAATTAGCTGCGGCATATGTGTTAGGACCTGAAGCAGCGAAAGGATTAGCTTCATTAAAAAGTAAAGTTAAAGGAAAACAAGATGAAACAGAAGCATTCGTACCCTAAACGTTTAACAACAACAGTTCCACCTAAATCAGGGCCCATGCCTCAGGGCTTGAATATTAATTATAATACTGTTACAACAGTCAAACAATCTGGAGAAAAAATAAATGGCAGACAATATGGACAACGTAGACAAAGCTCTACCAAACGAACCTAGAAAAGAAATTGAATTACCTGGCGAACCAGAACTTCAAGAAACTTTAGTAGAAGAAGTAGCAAAAGAAGAAGCGTCACCGGATGAAGTTGAAGTTATTGAAAATGAAGATGGATCTGTAAATATTAATCTTGATCCAAGAGCCGCGACTCCAGAAGGTGGAGATGAACATTATTCAAACTTAGCAGAATTTTTACCTGATGATGTTTTATCATCATTAGCATCAGACCTTAATTCTAGATACATGGATTATTCAGCATCTAGAAAAGATTGGGAAAAATCTTACACACAAGGTTTAGATTTATTAGGTTTCAAATACGATCAAAGAACAGAACCATTTCAAGGAGCAAGTGGTGCAACTCATCCAGTTTTAGCTGAAGCTGTTACACAGTTTCAAGCTTTAGCATATAAAGAATTACTTCCAGCAGATGGACCAGTAAGAACTCAAATACTTGGAATGCCTACTCCAGAAAAAACTCAACAAGCTCAAAGAGTAAAAGATTTTATGAATTATCAAATTATGGATCAAATGAAAGAATATGAACCAGAATTTGATTCTATGTTATTTCACTTACCACTCGCAGGATCAACTTTTAAAAAAGTTTACTACGATGAAGTGGAAGGACGAGCGGTATCAAAGTTCGTTCCTGCAGATGACTTAATCGTTCCGTATACAGCTACCTCATTAGACGATGCGGAAGCGATTATTCATCGAGTAAAAATTTCAGAAAATGAATTGAGAAAACAACAAGTCGCAGGTTTTTATAGAGATGTTGATTTAGGAAAACCTCAAGACAAAGAATCTGATGTAGAGAAAAAAGAAAGAGAATTAGAAGGCGTTTCTAAAACAAGAAATGATGATTTGTTTACATTACTAGAGTGTCACGTTAATTTAGATTTAGAAGGATTTGAAGATTTAAATCCAGAAACAATGGAACCTTCAGGAATTAAACTTCCATACATTGTAACTTTAGAAGAAGGTTCACATGAAATTTTATCTATTAGAAGAAATTACGAAGCAGGAAATCCTAAAAAAGATAAGGTGCAATATTTTGTACATTTTAAATTTTTACCAGGTTTAGGTTTTTATGGTTTCGGTCTAATCCACATGATTGGTGGACTGTCAAGAACAGCGACCGCAGCTTTAAGACAGCTATTAGATGCGGGAACGTTATCTAATCTGCCAGCTGGTTTTAAACAAAGAGGAATAAGAATTAGAGATGATGCACAATCTATTCAACCGGGAGAGTTTAGAGATGTCGATGCACCAGGTGGAAATTTAAGAGATTCATTTATGATGTTACCATTTAGAGAACCATCACAAACATTATTACAATTAATGGGTGTGGTAGTTTCTGCAGGTCAAAGATTTGCATCAATTGCGGATATGCAAGTTGGTGATGGTAATCAACAAGCTGCAGTTGGAACAACTGTTGCTCTTCTTGAAAGAGGAAGCAGAACTATGTCAGCAATTCACAAAAGAATTTACTCAGCTCTTAAAAATGAATTTAAACTTATGGCTAGAGTATTCAAGTTATATCTACCTCAAGAATATCCGTATGATGTAGTTGGGGGTCAAAGAATGATTATGCAATCTGACTTTGATGATCGGGTAGATATATTGCCAGTTGCTGACCCCAATATTTTTTCTCAGACACAGCGTATTTCCCTTGCGCAAACGGAACTCCAACTGGCACAATCTAATCCACAAATGCACAACATGTATCAAGCTTATAGAAATATGTATGAAGCATTAGGTGTAAAAAATATTGATAATATTTTAGTTAAGCCACCGCAACCGATGCCTCAAGATCCTGCGTTAGAACACATTGCAGCTTTAGGTGGAGCACAATTTCAAGCTTTTCCTGGTCAAGATCATAGAGCACATATGACGGCTCACTTGAATTTTATGGAAACGAACATGGCAAGAAATAATCCAATGGTCATGGCTTCATTACAAAAAAATATTTTTGAACATATTAGTCTAATGGCTCAAGAACAAATTGAATTAGAATTTAGAGATGAATTATTACAATTACAACAAATACAAATTGCTGCACAACAGAATCCACAAATGGCTCAACAGATGCAAATGCAAATAATGCAGACTCAACAAAAAGTTGAAGGTAGAAAAGCAGTGTTGATTGCTGAAATGATGGAAGAATTTATGGAAGAAGAGAAGAAAATTACTTCACAATTTGATAATGATCCGATTGCTAAATTAAGAGCAAGAGAATTAGACCTTAGAGCACAAGAAAATGCTAGAAAAGAACGTGAAGGTAGAGACAGAATGGATCTTGATAAAATGAAAACAATGATGAATCAACAAAATCATGATGAAAAACTAGAACAGAATGAAGAGTTAGCTAAATTAAGAGCGGATACATCTATTGAAAAAACAATTTTAGGTAAAACACTTCCAAATGTTGATTCTATGATGAATAATCAAGCTCCAATGATGCCAAAAGTAAAAATTTTCAGAGGAGGCAACTAAAAAATGAGAAATAAAATGACAAAATCGGAAAAAAAGGTTAAAAAAGTCATGAGGGAATTCAAAAAAGGTGAACTCCCGATAGGCAAGTCGAAGAAAAAAGTAAAAAGTCGTAAACAAGCGATTGCAATTGCTTTATCTGAGGCGGGAAAATCAAAACCAAGGAGATAATATGGAAAAACTAGATAAAATCGTTGAGATTAAGTCTGAAAAAATGAAAGTTGAGGTCGATCCAAGATCAAAAACTTCTGCAGACAAAGCTTTTAGCGGCATTGCAGTTCCTGAAGAAGTAGAAGTAAGAGGAACTAAAAGAATGTTAAAAGAAAAATCTAAAAAAGCTAAATGGTATTAGTAAAATGTGGTTCAGTGCTATTAAATTAGCCGTTCAAGCTGGCTCTCACATTTTTAAGAACCGTCAAAAGACTAAAATGCTTATGGCGGATGCACAAATGTTGCATGCTGAAAAGATGGCGAGAGGTGAAGCAGAATACCAAGGTAAATTGTTAGAAGCAAGACAATCGGACTGGAAAGACGAATTTATTTTGATTTTACTTTCAGCTCCAATTGCGTTATTATCATGGGCAGTGTTTTCGGATGATCCGAGCGCTATGGAAAAAATGAAATTGTTCTTTGAATATTTTTCACAGCTTCCATTTTGGTATCAGACTATATTCGTGGGAGTAATTGCGAGCGTTTATGGTCTTAAAGCAACTGATTTAATTAAAAGGAAATAAAATGGCAAATCCAAGATACAATATGCAGGTAGCTAACACTAGAGCTTGTGCAAAAGGTGGTGGTATGATGAGAAAAAATTATGCTTCTGGAACTCAGAAGAAAAATTTTTCTAAATTACCTGAAGCAGTACAAAAAAAGATTGATAAAAAATTAGCTAAAGAGGTTTAATTATGGCTAAACTTTGTGCAAAAGGTAAAGCCGCAGCAAAAAGAAAATTTAAAGTGTATCCATCTGCATATGCAAATATGTATGGATCAGCAGTTTGCTCTGGTAAAATAAAACCAGGTGGAAAAAAGAAAAAGAAAAAATAATGGGATTACGTAAGTGGGTACAAGAGAAATGGGTAGACATCGGAGCTCCGAAGAAGGACGGCAAGTATCAACCTTGCGGGAGATCGAAGGGGAGCAAAAGAAAATATCCAAAATGCGTACCACTTGCAAAAGCCACACGAATGACAAAGTCTCAAAAGGAGAGTGCTGTCAGACGAAAAAGACAAGCAAGTAATACTGGACCTAAGCCAACCAATGTTTCAACTTTTACAAAAAGAAAAAAAGCAATGGGCGGAGGTTACATGGGTAGAAGTATTAAAGGTGAATATGGTGGAGTGAATTTATCAAATCCATCTTATGTTAAATATTATAAAGGAATGATTTAATGTTTAGAAAACAATTTCAAAAAGGTACACCTAAAATTTTTGATCAGTTAGAATCAAATGTACCTTACCCAAAAGCACATTCTACACAAAGAAGAGGTTTTAGATCAGGAACTAAATCACCTGCATGGCAAAGAAAAGAAGGTAAATCTGAGTCTGGTGGATTAAATAAAAAAGGTGTTGAATCTTATAGAAGAGAAAACCCTGGATCAAAATTAAAAACAGCAGTAACCACTAAACCATCAAAATTAAAACCAGGTTCAAAAGCAGCTAAAAGACGTAAGTCATTTTGTGCTAGAATGAAGGGTATGAAAAAGAGACTCACTTCAGCTAAGACTGCAAGAGATCCTGATTCAAGAATCAATAAATCATTAAGAAAGTGGAATTGCTAATGTTTGATAGATTTATGTATAAAATTTTAGGAGCCATAGATGATTTCTTTTCTTTTATTGAAACTTATGCAGTTAAATTAACTTCATGGTTATGGCAAAAAAGAGTTAAAATTTTAAAACGAAAGAGAAAAAAATGAGAGATACAAAAACAATAGAATCTTTTTTACAGAAAAAAGATAAAGAAAAAATACAAAAAAATTTGTTTCGAAATCTTAAAAAAGAAGTAGAAACAGGTGCAAATGGAACACAAGACTACATAATTAAGAAAGGAATAAACAAAGGTAAGAAAGCGAATGTTAGATGAAGAATTAATTATTATTAGTAAATTACAGAAATATTTAAAAAATAATTACCAAGCTATCGGAGAAAATATGATTGGCGGAGGTATTGACAATATGGAAAAATACAAGTATATGATTGGCAAAGCGCATGCATATGCGACAATATTACAGGAAATCTCTAACCTGCTAAACCCAAAGGAGCAAAAAAATGAAGTTGAAAGAGACCTTACAAACGTCGTCCAATTCGGACAACCAGAAGATTAAACCGGCACTTCTAGATAAATATGAAGAAATTCATAAAGAAGAAGTTGATGGTTATGAACGTTTAAAAACAAAAGAATCAGATAAGTTACCCAAACCAACTGGATGGAGATTAGTTGTTCTTCCTTTTAAGATGAAGGAAAAAACTAAAGGTGGATTATATCTTGGACAAGAAACTTTAGAAAGACAACAAGTTGGATCAACTTGTGGTTTAGTTCTTGCTATGGGTCCACATTGTTATGACAAAGAAAAATTTCCAGAAGGCCCATGGTGCAAGAAGGGCGATTGGGTTATCTTTGCAAGATATGCTGGAAGCAGAATTCAAATTGACGGGGGAGAAGTTAGATTGCTAAATGACGATGAAGTATTGGCTACAATCACCAACCCGGAAGATATACTTCATCAATACTAAAACATAGAAGGAGGAAACTATGCAACAAGAAGAAAATAAAACAGTTGATATTGACACATCTGGTCCAGGTGCGGAAGTAGAACTGCAACAAGAAGAAAAAGAAACTGAATCATTAGAAGTATCTAATGATACAGAAAATAATAACATTGAATCTACAGAATTATCTGATGAAAAACTTGAAGTTAAAACTGAAGAATCAGATAAAAAAGATGAAACAGTAGAATCAAAAAAAGATAACGAATTAGAAGAATATTCTAAAAGCGTTAAAAAAAGAATAGAAAAACTTACAGGTAAATGGAGAGAAGCTGAAAGACAAAGAAACGAAGCTTTATCATATGCTGAAAAAATGATTTTGGCTAAGAAAAGAGCTGAAGATAGAGTCTCGAAGCTTGAACCAAGCTACTTGAAATCTACAGAAGATAGCATTAGTTCAGGATTACAAGCAGCTCAAGCAAAACTTGCAGCAGCTAGAGAAGCGAATGATTTGAAAGCTGAATCAGAAGCTTTAACTATTATTTCTGAATTAGGTTATAAGAGAGCTAGACTTCAAGAAACTAAACTTGCTCAAGAAGAATACAATCAAAAACAGGAATCTTTACAAGCAAGAAATTCTCAAATTAATTTACAAAGACAACAGATGCCGGAGCAACAAGTAACTCCAGATCCAAAAGCAGAGGATTGGGCATCTAAAAATTCATGGTTTGGACAAGATTCAGCTATGACTTATACGGCCTTTGATTTACACAAAAAATTGACGGAAGAAGAGGGTTATGATCCTCAATCAGACGAATATTATTCTGAGATTGATAAGAGAATAAGACTTGAATTCCCTCATAAATTTGCTAAAAAGGAATCTAAGGAAACGATCAAGCCAGTACAGACAGTAGCTTCGGCTAAAAGAAGTACAAAAACTGGTCGCAAAACTGTGACACTCACACCGTCTCAGGTAGCAATCGCTAGAAAATTAGGTGTGCCACTTGAAGAATATGCGAAACATTTAAACACGAAGGAGGTATAGCATATGGAAAACGATAACGATAAAAGAACCTCGCGTGCGAGCCAAACTAGAGAAAAAGAATCTCGACCAAAAGTTTGGACTCCACCATCATCTTTAGATGCACCCCCTGCGCCTACAGGCTTCAGGCACAGATGGATAAGAGCAGAATCATTAGGATTCCAGGATACTAAGAATATCGCTGGAAGAATAAGATCTGGATATGAATTAGTTAGAGCTGATGAATACCCGGATGCAGACTATCCAATTGTTGAAGACGGCAAATACAAGGGAGTAATCGGAGTTGGTGGCCTTGTGCTGGCAAGGGTACCGGAAGAGATCGCCAAACAAAGATCTGAGTATTATAAAAAACAAGCTCAGGAAAATGTTGAAGCAGTTGATAACGATCTTATGAAGGAACAGCATCCAAGTATGCCGATCAATATTGATCGACAGACTCGTGTAACCTTCGGTGGCTCAAAGAAAAGTTAATTTTTTAACGATTCCTACCCACTTGAGGATAAACTAAACTAAAATGTCTATAAGGAGGACACAACTATGGCAAATGCAGACGCACCTTTCGGTCTAAGACCGACAGGAAAAGTTGGTCAGAATAGAGACAACCAAGGTTTATCCGAATACGCAATTGCTGCGGACACAGCTGTGATTTATCACAATGATCCTGTTGCGATCGACTCTGATGGAGTTATCGTAAGAGGAACTGCTGGTGCAGACAATTATTTATTAGGAAGCCTTACAGGTGTTTTCTATACTGACTCATCAACAAGCAAACCTACTTGGTCTAATCATTTAGCGGCATCAAACTCAGCAACTGATATTGTTGGTTTTGTAGCTGATGATCCATACCAAAGGTTTGAAATACAAAGTGCTGGTACAGTAGCACAAACTAATATTGGTAATTGTACAGCTGTTGTTTTAGGAGCAGGAGTAACTCCTAACTGGGTTTCAAAAGCGGAAGCTAATGGAACTATGGCTAACACAGCAAGCCAATTAAAAATCCTTGGTTTAGCTAAAGGTATTGATAATGAATTTGGAGCAAACGCTAATATCGTTGTTACAATCAATCAACACCAGTTAAAACAAGAAGCAGGCGTATAATAGAGGAGAATAACTATGGCGATAAGTAGAGGACAACTAGTCAAAGAACTAGAACCAGGTTTGAATGCTCTATTCGGCTTGGAATATAAACGTTATGAAAATCAGCATGCTGAGATATACACTACTGAATCTTCTGACAGAGCGTTCGAAGAAGAAGTTATGTTATCAGGTTTTGCTCAAGCTCAGACTAAATCTGAGGGTGCTGGCGTGGCTTTTGACAATGCTCAAGAGACTTACACTGCTAGATACACTCACGAGACTATAGCTTTAGCGTTTTCAATCACTGAAGAAGCGATTGAAGATAACTTGTATGACAGACTTGCTAGTAGATATACTAAAGCATTAGCTAGATCTATGGCGAACACAAAACAAGTTAAAGCGGTTGCTCCATTAATTAATGGTCTACCAGGTAACGATGCTTTCGATTCAGGGGATGGTGTTTCATTATTTAACATTGCTCACCCAACAATCGCAGGTACTGTTAAAAACACTTTAACAACTCAAGCAGACTTAAACGAAACTTCATTAGAACAGTCGTTAATTGATATTGCGGCAATGACTGATGAAAGAGGTTTAAAAATTGCAGCTAGAGGAGTAAAAATGATTATTCCTTCTGAGTTACAATTTACTGCAGAGAGATTGATGAAGTCTCAAGGTAGAGTCGGAACTGCTGATAATGATGTTAACGCAATCGTTTCTATGGGAATGGTTCCTCAAGGTTACAGAGTGAACAATTTCTTAACAGATCCAGATGCGTTCTACATTATTACTGACGTGCCAAATGGTATGAAGTACTTTGAAAGAGCAGCTATCAAAACTGCTATGGAAGGTGATTTCGATACTGGCAACGTAAGATACAAAGCTAGAGAAAGATACTCTTTTGGTGTATCTGACTTTAGAGGTATCTTCGGTGTTGAAGGTGCATAATACCTAAATAATTTGTGGCGGGACACAATCCCGCCACATTTAAATGTTATAATAGAAAGCATTATGAAAAAATTTATAGTAACAATAAACGCATACGATCATCACGCAAAATTTGAAGTCTCATCAGAAGACAACCCAGTAGCGCTAGAACAAGCAATAGTTGACAAACTAGGAATAAATGATATAAACTGGGAGTATGTTGGATCAAGCACATATGATTCGACAAAATACAGAATAACCTATGAGGAGGTTATAAATGGAGATGCAAAAACATCTATTGGATCTATACAAACAGAAGAAGTCACTGGATCTACAATGGGAGCAGGAGCATCTTAACGAAGGTAGATATACTTTAAATATGGTTAGAATTGACCATAGAGTAAGAGAAGTTATCAACCATATCAAAATGGCCGAAGCTAAAAAGGCTCATTTAGATAATAAAGTTAATGAAGTTTCTCCCGAAGTTTCTGTAGCTACTTAATAAAAAAGCTACATCGTTGGAAAAAATCCACTCCGCACTATAGGCTCTCTTGCACTCTACTAAAAAGTAGTGTATAAAATAATTACTATACAAATTAATTAGAACATAGACGCGTATAGTCGACGGCCTAGAGACTATGTTCGATAACTAGGAGGATATAATTATGGCAAATACTACGTTTTCAGGACCAGTCCGATCGGAAAATGGTTTTGAACAAATAACAAAAAATACAACTACAGGTGCTATTACAGTCGAGGCTACTTACGACACTAGACCTAACTTTAGAACAACAGTTGACAGCACAACTTTAAACACAGGTGCTGCTGTAACAACTACTTTAACTACAGCTCAATCAGGAACAGTTTTTGCTGTTGATGGAACTGATGACATTGTCGTTAACATGCCAGCTTTAAGCACAGCAAACGTTGGAACTACTTACGAGTTTTTAGTAACTACTGCTGTAGGTGCGGCTAAAACTGTTAAATTTGTTTTACCAGGTGCAGGTGTATCAAATTGGTATGGTATGCTTTGGAATGGTGGAACAACTGATTTTACTGCAGACAATGCTGGAGATACATTAACTCTTAATAACTCAACTTCACAAGGCACAAGAGTTAAATTAGTTTGTATTACAGATGATGGAACTAACTCAGTTTGGCAAGCAACTGTAATCGGTTTCCCTGTAGCGACTATTGACTAATAATAATTAATTAATGTGGGCCTTCG